CATACGACCCAGACATTAAAACAAATGGTCCGGGTTGGGCAATAGATAATGGTTATGTAGCAGGTATTGCTATAGCAGTAGAAGGTTGGAAAGGTTATTTTCCCATACGCCATGAGGGTGGAGGTAACTTTGATGAAGCCATACTTAAGAGACAAATACAAAAGATCATGGATCTACCATGTGATAAAATATTTCACAACGCCGCTTATGATGTAGGTTGGTTACGTTGGTGGGGTGTAGAAGTAAAAGGTAAAATTATAGATACCTTGATTGCCGCGCCACTTATAGATGAAAATAGATTTAGGTATTCACTAAACGAACTTGGTAAAGATTATTTAAAAGAAACAAAGTCAGAAGCATTATTATATGAAGCCGCAAAAGAATGGGGCGTCGATGCAAAAGCACAGATGTATAAGTTACCCGCTATGTATGTTGGTCCTTATGCAGAGCAAGACGCTGATCTTACACTTAGATTATGGCAACATTTTAAAGTAGAATTAATTAAGCAAGAGTTATCAAGTATATTTGATCTCGAAACACGGCTCTTTCCATGTCTTCTTGACATGAAAACAAAAGGTGTTCGCGTTGATTTAAACAAAGCAGAGAAGATAAAAAAAGATTTACAGAAAAAAGAGAACACGCTTTTAGCACAAGTAAAAAAAGATACAGGTGTTGATGTTGATATATGGGCGGCAGTAAGTGTAGCAAAAGCATTTGATAAATTAAAAATTAAATACGAGCGCACAGAAAAGTCCGGGCAACCAAAGTTTGATAAAAACTTTTTATCTACACACAAACATCCATTAGCTAAAATGATTGTACAAGCTAGAGAATTTAACAAAGCACGTACAACATTTATTGACACAATATTAACACATTCTTATCACAGTAGAATTCACGCCGATATCAATCAAATGCGTGGTGAAACAGGAGGAACGGTCACAGGACGGTTCAGTTATAGTAATCCAAACCTACAACAAATTCCTGCACGTAATAAAGATATCGGGCC